ATGAAGTACAGCGAGTTTCGGCGATGGTTGAAAGCCCAAGGCGTTGAGTTTCAAAACGGCAAGGGCAGCCACTTCAAGGTTTCCTTGAACGGTAAATCAACTGTGTTTCCCGACCATGGAGCCAAGGAAATGGGCGAAGGGTTGAGAAAATCGATAATCAAACAGCTGGGCCTCAAGGATTGAGGCTCAGCTGTACCCCATGAGAGGAATCGTGATGTTCGAATATGCGTTGGAAGTTCACGAAGAGCCGGACAGTGTCTGGTTGTCCTGCGCAGAAATTCCAGAGATGCACGCCGTTGGCGACACCCTTGAGCAAGCGTTGGACACCGCCATTGATGCAATCGAGACGGCGCTCTCGATATACGTTGATGATCGCCGGTTGATTCCGACCGGTCAGGCAGGAGAACAGAAGAGTGACGTCGTACTGCGTTTACCTGCGCTGACTGCTGCGAAGGTTGCGCTGTGGAATACGCTTCTGGAGTCTGGTGTGAGCAAAGCAGAGCTGGCACGGCGTCTCGGCGTGCAACGGCCTCAGGTAGATCGCCTGGTTGATTTCCTGCATCACTCCAAGATCGAGAACGTTGAGCGTGCGTTGCAACAGCTTGGACGGCGGATTTCGCTTTCGGTGGAAGCTGCATAAGTTCAGCAAGCGAGCGTTGGAGAAAGTAGCTGAAGGCGAAGAAAGGCATAGCAGATGAACTAGAGCGATTTCAGACGGACTTGCTGGAATCTGTACGTCATATGAAGGCTGGAAAGGCCGCACGCGTAACGCAAGTGCCGCTCTCGGCGGCTACTGAAGAACAAAGGAAGGCCGGTGTTTCTCAACGCGTTTTCGCCAACGTAAGCTCCGTAGAAACACGAGAAAAATAGGGTGCTGGAAAAATAGGGCCAGACCACTGATTCAGTTGAAAACGTGGTCTGCCCCTTATTTCCCGCTGGGCATTTGGCGGAGGTTGTGAATTTGAATCCGCTTTCGTTTGGTTTGGTTGGGAGGGAGGATGAGACATGACTGGAGTAAATGATTGGGGGCCAGTGATTGACGCGCTTGCCCAGGCCAATTGGACCGCCATCTTGGTTCCGGTGATACCGGGTGTTGCGGCGATAGTTGGCCCATTATTTCTTTGGTACAGACAATCGAAACGAGAAAGCTCGAGTGTTAGAGCTGGACTGTTGGCTGAAGTCGCGGCACTTGTGGAAATTGTTGAACGTCGGGGTTTTTTGCCTGCTCTACGGGAAAAGCAGCGGTTGCTCGCTTTTCGGAGTAGTTCCGCCGCAGCAGCTTTTAGGAGAGATCCGGAATCGTTCGAAGTTCGTATCGACAGTCACTTTAACCGTGTCTATCAAGCCAACGTTTCAAAGTTGGGAGTGCTGACCGCTGATGAGGCGAAACAGATTGTTCGTTTTCATCAGTTAGCCGACAGCGTCCGGATTGATGTTACTGCCGGGGTGGCTTGGCCAGTGGAACTGACAGCTCTGAAGAGTACAAGGAAACTGCCGATCTGCTTGCGATGGCTCTGGAAATCGGCCATTCGCTCACTGATCCGAAGAAACCACCGACGCCTAAGTGACAAGTTACCGCAGGCTGAAATTTTCCACGTGTGGACACTTTGTGGACGTTTTCACGATTTGACGTGAAGTGTTTTTTTGGTCCAGAAACGACAAAGCCCCGCATTGCGGGGCTTTGAATATGGTGCCGGCACCAGGAGTCGAACCCGGGACCTACTGATTACAAGTAAGATGCTTTTTTCATTAAAATCATATGCTTGGATGATTTCTTGTTACGTGCTGCCTTCACCGATGGTCCATTTTCAAGGCTGCCGATGCCTCTTGTTACGTGCTCAGTGAGCCTGAAAAAAGCCGGCCGACTGACGGTAGGACAAAGAAAAAGCCGCATAGAGCGGCTTCGGAGTTTGGCGTGATGTGGCGTTATCCCTTGCCTCGTAAGCTTTGAATCAGCTTCCCGATCTCCTGTACAAGTGTGGCAATCGCCCCATAATCTTCTGTTTGCTCGCGCTCCTTTCCCTCGCTCCCCATGCTTTCAAAATTGGTCACAAAGCGAGCAATAGTGATGAAAAGGATTATTGCCAAAGCCGAAGAAAATGAAGCTGGAATCAACGGCGCAAAAAATTTGAGATAAGGATTCTCGGTAGCTACCACCGTCGCAGACGGCGCGGGCGTATTCGATTTCTTTTCTGTGGGGTTGTTCTTTTCGACCTTGCCGTTCTTTGGTTGGGGCGCCGCAACCGGGGTACTGCTCGCAGCCAAGACAGCGTCTTCAGCTTTGTGCTTTCTATCTGCGTCTTTATCTATTTGGTTGAGGTAGTGACAGCCAACGTAGAGGGAGAACACTACACAACCAACGGCAGAGGCCATCATCACTATGAGGGCAAACACCGCAAACCAGCGGCTAAAGACCTTTCTACGGATGAGTTCGTTGGTCAGTTTCGCGTCAGGGGTAGAGGCTTGACTGGGAGAGGCGTTTTTCGGCCCTCCCAGATCAGTTGCACCAAATTCCATGTCGCTATCTGTCATCGAACCAACCCTAGGTTCTGGAGCCTGTACGACATGGCCGCATTAGACACACCAAAAACTTCAGCGAGCTGTTGAACGGAGCTTGCACCACTGAACAGTTCTCTAACCTTCATCTCTGGCATCACCAGCTCTGCAGCAAAAATGTTAGCTGCGCGCTCCACCGGATTGTAATTTCCGAAAGTGGTATCACGCTCTCTTGGGTTTCCTTCGTTCACATGTCCGAGCAGAACGTGCCCCAATTCGTGGGCGATAGTGAACCTATTCCGATAGCTGATTTCTTCGGAGTTGTAGTCACAGTAGAAAACATACCCGTTAGGAGTGTCTTCCAGTGAGGCTTGCCCGCTCGCATTGAGGGTTCGCGAGTCAAGGCGCCGCACTTTAATAGGGATATTTGTAGAATCCCCTGTCTCTGCATTTTTTTTAAAAATCACGAGTCCTTCCGCGATCACCTCTGGCTTGACAGGGAGATTGCCATCCCAGGCGAGCTGGAGCGCGTGCTTCGCGAACTCAACTGCTTTTTGCGTGGAAACGATCATCTCTTAGCCTCCTTTGCCTCGCTCTCAAACGGCTCGTTTCAAGCGGCGCGAGAGTATATATGCATTAGCTATCGATTTTATACCCCTCGTCGTAACACAAGGTTTTTCAGGGAGCAAGGTATTTTACTACTGTATGTTCATACAGTACAGCACTTTCCTTTCAATTCCGTGACGGTATATCAATCACCAGATGGAGAGACGATCGGAACGCTGTGATCATAGACGTCCATCATTTTTGCGTCACGGTGACCACTGGCCTCTTGCTTGTCTGCCCGAGTACCACTCGTGTCAGTTATACCGCGTCGTTTGAGGTCGTGCAGGGCGAATCGGTCTCCCGGATCGATATCCCCGTCTGCGATCGCCAAGGTGATAAATCTCTGCCAAGCGGTGTCGAGGCTTGTTTTTCGAAGCGGGCCACCGTGGCTGGCCACGATGATAAAGCGCTTTGACGCTGCGATCGGGATAGGCGTTTTACGGCGTTCCCAAACTCTAGCGCGCAAAGCCTTCGCGCCTTCCCAAACGGTGCGCAGTCTCGGCGTCCATCGGACGATGTTGTCCCTACTGCCCTTGCGCCGATTGGTCAGAATCCCTTCCTGCAGCTCGTTCGCGTCCGTGAGTGTCACGACCTCGATGCCGCGCAGGCGGCATAGGTAGGCCAGCTCCATCACGCTGGCCAGGTATTCGGGACAACCGCCAGGCTCGTTACGTGCCAGACGTCCACGCGCCGTTGCGCGATCGATGAGTACGTCCATAACGTTCAACCGTGGCAACCGGCGTTGTTTACGTTCTATCGGCGCTTCGATGCCCAGGGCTGGGTTCACCTCAAGGAAACCCCGATTGCGTCCCCACTGCAGAACGCGGCGCAGATATCGCAGTGCGTGCGCCGCTTTTGAGGGCGTGCCCTCGTCTACGATTCGATCGACAATGCGTTGCACCAGGGCCGCAGTGAATTTCTTCACGGCGAGATCGCCCAGCGGCTTGCCCAATTTGGTGGGTATGTTCAGCAGAACATCGCGGGAGTAGCAGTAATCATCGTGGGTTTTGGGAGCGAGTTTTTTATAACGGTCGCTCAGGTGGAATTGTTCGCACACGTAGCGGAGCGTTCCTCGATCGACGTTGGACGCCTCGTCCATGATTTGGTGAAGTTCTGCCAGCGACACGTCTGCGGGCGCCACGTTTTTGCGGCGCTGCTTTCCGGTATCGTCCCGATGAAGGGTGTACCAGACACCACTTTCGCGATGGTCGAAATAAACGGCCGCCGGGAGGGCGGCCTGATCGATATGGGCAGGGATATGGGGGTTGTGCTTACGCTTCCTCGCTCGCCTCATAATATGTCGGTGTCGTACCTTTCAGCGCTGGCCGACGTGACGCCGCCGGCGTGATTAATCAGGTCAAGCGTCGTCCATGGGCCAGTTCGGCCACGGAACAAGCGCACACCCTGGGCGATCAGCGAGCGCTCAACATCGGATCGTCGTTGATAACCGGTGATGTGCTGCAGGTCTTGAAAGGTCAAAACACCTGTTGTTGCTTGGCTCACGGTACAACCCTCGAACCTGTGTGTTCCCGCGCCTGATGACAGACCAGTGTAAAGGCGGGTTCTGCTGAAAGCGTAGTAGAAACCACTGGGTTTGATTCTGGTGCTGCTTGCTCACGGCGTTTAGACATAACGGCGTTCCTTTGCTTTTCTGATTGCAGCCTTTTCGGCCATTACAGCGGCCCATTCCTCAGTCTTTCGATGCTGGCGAATACGGCTGCACTTTTGATGTTTACGGGTAGATCGGGCGTTGCCGCAGATGTCGCAAATGCTCGGTAGATCCAATCGTTTACTGGCCATCGCTGGCCGCTCACGAATTGTTTTGCCATCGCTCATATGCTGGCCCTCGGTGAAGCGTTGCTGGCCAGAAGCTGGGCCACAATGGCGGCTTCGGCCGCATCTATATCGCCCTGCTGTTTGGCGAAGGTGGCCAAGCACTCAAGGCGGATCCGCGCTTCGTCTGTTTTGGTGATCTGGTAATCGAACAAAGCTGTGCCGACTATCCGGATTGCCATCAGATGCCGAGCGGATTGAGTGTCGACGTCGCCCTGTGTGTTAGCCTTTGAATCGCTACCGCTGTAGTGCTTTGCTTTCATCGTGTTGCCCTCAGTGGTGGTAGGTGTCGAGGGGCTGCAACCCCTCGACACCACTTCGTTAAGCGCTCTGGAAAATCCAGCAGCGCACGGTTTTCGGTTTGTCTGCCGCATCCAACTCCCAGGCAGAGCAAACCGTTCTGTTTGTCTCCACGAACTTCGGGCACTTGCTGGTTTTCAGGTGGCGTTTCAGCTCGGTCATGTCCGGGACTTTCTGGCGTTTTTCTGCGGCTTCTTTGGCAAAGTCGTTGAGGTTCACCGCAATCAAACTGTCATTGCGTGAGTGGTTGAGTCCGCCGGCAGCGCTGTTTAGGTATTCGTACAGTTCCCAAAACTCGACGACGACCGGGTGATCAGCATTGATGGCCAGCTGGCGATCCTTGGCCATGTTCTTGATCTCCGCGTGTGTGGCTTCCAACTGATGCTTTTTCAGAGGAACGACGTGCACCAGTGCGTCTACGAGCGCGTGCAGCTGGGCATGATTCTTTGCGATCCGGACGGTGCGAATTTCAGGCAGGGCGAGCAGCGCCTGTTCGTAGGTCGGAACCTTCGCGCGAATGGTCTCCATCACGGAGGACTCCGACGTGGTGGCCTTGAGCAGAAACCCGCTCACGCGGTCGACGGGCATACGCTCAAGTTTTTCAACCAACAGCTTGGTTTGCGGGGTCTGCCCGTCCTTCGTCATGGCGATGTGCACCAGGCGCTGCAAAATCGGTTCTGAGGCGTTCACCGCGTGGTTCTGCCCGATGACCACGGCGCCACGGAAGGGCGGTTCGCGGGTGTCGTTACCGTTGTTCTTTACACCGGTTGAGCGAACGCTGCGCCCGTTATAGGCGGTCTTCAGTTCGTCCCAGTCGTATTGGCGGGTTTGGCTTCCATCTGATTTTTCGCGCTCAGATTCAATCAACACCACCGGCAGATTCCCGACTTGGGCAAAGTTTCGTGCCCGAGCAACTGGGGTGCCTTTAGTGGGGTCAAAACCTTCGTAGTCGAGACGTCCGCACAACTTCCATAGGAATTCGATCAGGGTGGATTTACCGGCGCCTGGCTCACCGATAATTTCCATGAAGGGGTAACTCTTTTGATGCTGCCGGATCTGCTCGGCGAACAATGAGCCGAACCAGAAGGCGAGGGCGACCAGCCCTTTGGCACCGAAGCATTGCCAAATGATGTCGAGCCATTCGGTGTCGAACTTCTCCAGGTCAGTGTTGAGGTTCAAGGTCACTGACTGGCTGAGCGTTTTAATGCTCAAGCGATCCATGTCGAAGAAGTCTTCTTCGTTCAGTTTGAAGATTTTACCATCGCGTACCGCGTCAGCGCCCGGGAGGCCGACAGTCTGAAAGCCTGGCTGGTGCAGTTCACCCTAAGCGAGCGCGAATCGAACCCGGAGAAAGTCGAAGGCCGGCGCGCCGGCAACAAGGTCAACGCCCAGGGCGCACCGGGTAGCACCGTGGGTGATGCCGGTACCGGCGGAGAGTCAACCAGCGACAACCCCGCTCTGAGCGGCTTTGAGAAAGTGTTGGGACGTGTGGATAAGTGGCTGGGCGGGAGTGAGCAGAAGTGAAACTGCACAAGAAGCTGGCCATCAATGGCGCGCCGATCACACTTATCAAGGAAGACGTCCGCCTGGACACCACCAGCCCCGGCCGAGCGAACTTCACCGTGCAATCCACGGAGCCGCTGAAAGGTCTGGTAACGCTGGACATCGGCTATAACGAAGGCACGCTGCAACGGCACTTTATCGGCTACGTCGAGCGCTGCACGGCCGCCAACGCAGTGGAACAGGTGCTGTTCTGTCGGGAGCTGGCCGCTGTGCTTGCCAACCCGCTGCCGTTGAACCTGCGTCATGTGGATCTGCGCGCCGTGCTGGCCGAGGTCAGCGAGCAAACCGGTTTGCGCTTCCGTGTTCCCGACCAGCCTTACGCCAGCGTGAAGGCGCCGTATTTCTACAGCCTCGCCGCCGGTTACCAGGCGATGGACAGCCTCGCCCGAGTATTCAGCATTCCCGACTTTACCTGGCACCAACTTGGCAACGGTGAAGTGTTCGCCGGCAGCTGGGCCGACAGCTTTTTTGGCTCCCGGGCGCCGCTGCAAATCCCTCCGGAGCTGTTCGACGGCTACCAGGGCAACCAAAGCGCGATGGTCGCGGCCCTTCCCGGGTTGCGACCAGGTGCAACGATCAACGCCGGCGAGCGCATCACAAGCGTAGCGCTCGCCAATGACCAGATGGCCATACGATGGAAGACGCAATCCGCCGCGCTGTAGAGCGCCAATTTCCCGAACTCACCGGCGGTTACCACTTGCCGCGCTTCGCCCTGGTTACCGGCGTGGCCGACGCGCCGGCGGATGCCGGGATCTGCGACGACTTCCGCCCGCGCTACGCCGTGGACATTGTCGTACTCGGCGCTGACGACGAGCCAGATCCGGCCATTCCGCCGCTGACCAGCGTTCCGCTGCCACTGCCCACCGGTGGCGAGGAAATGGGCATCTATGCCTTTCCGGAGGAAGGCACGCGGGTCGTGGTGTGCTTTGCCTACGGCCTGCCGAACAAGCCCTATATTCAATCTATCCTGCCCCACGGCCTGACCATGCCGAAGGTGCCGAAAGGCGACCAGGTATGGCAGCACAGCGGCGCCGCCCAGCAGCGCGTCGATGCGGACGGCAATTGGCTACGCCAGACCGACGGCAAGATCCGAGATCATGCGATCGAGCGGGAAGTTGAAGCCCTGGACAACCGCGAGCAGTTCCAAAGCCACACGCAGACGATCGATGACCACTCGACCGAATCTGTGGGTGGTGTGAAGACGATCGAGGCGCTGGGTGCGCTCAAGCTGCTGTCGGGCGGGTCCGCGAGCCTGGCGGCCGTGGATGATTTGCACCAGGCGACAGGGCGGGATCTAAACCTGGTGGTGGGTCAGAAGCACAACGCCACGGTGGGCGGGGATATGCAGGAGCGGATCGAGGGCTTGCGTAAAAGCGTCGCCGGGGTCAGCCAACGTCTGCAGGCACCGAAAAACTGGATCGGCTCTGATGGAGTCAATCTATTTAAGATCGTTTGCGACACGCTTGATCTGCTACAGGAGATGAACGTTCAACTGGCGGCACACACGCACGGGACGAGTCCCGTTCCCTCTAATGCATCAACCTTCATCGAGAAAGGCGTTCAAGCGGCGTCACTTTCTGCACGGCTAAAACCAATCACAATCTGAGCGAAATTTTCAGTAATTTTTCTATCCGGTTTTTTGATCGCCACAATTTCCGTAATTGTGAGTGATTTTTTTACATACAAAATTAATAGCGTTTTTATGCTCTTATATTTCCATGGCGGATGAACTAGGCAGAACTGCCTAAGTGCCAAACTACCGTTCGTCGGTTTTATTTTTTCGACTTTTCGTATCTGACCGTTCGTCAACATATAGGTAGAAAAAAATTTCTTTCCAGTGCAGCCCCCACCGTATCTGAGTCTGACGAAAATTAGCCTATAGGTTGATGTAGGTTCCGGGGGTCAGAGACGACGAAGCCCGCGCATGGCGGGCTTCATGGGCAGACCTTTTGGGCATTCCGTTTCGAAACACCTGTGGTAGGATCTAGCTCAACCACTGCAGGCTGTACATCTTTGTATCTGGCGACTCAAAGGGTATGGTTTGGTGGCACCAACGTCAACCTAATTAGCTTGTCAAAACAGCTCAGTAACGATGGTTCAATCGGTAGCGTTACCTTTTTTACTAACGTTACCAACTAAGTAACAAGCTGCTGGTTAACGAACGGTGTTACTAGCGTGAGTGGGAAACTCTACATCAATGTTATGTAGGTTCCATCTTCTTCTCACGGAGCTTATCCAATGAAAATGATCATTGAACGCTATCTGCCAGAGGAATTGATTCGAGCTTTACAGACCGCTTACTGGTCTATTCGCTTGATCAAGATCCTGCTTCAACCGGCGTAAGTAAAACAGGGGCTTCGGCCCCTGTTTTTTTATGTGCTGGATTCAATCGGCACTCACCCGAAGTTGAAACATTTTCCTTACTCAAGCCGACACCCCCAGGACTGCGCATAGGCGCAGCCATCGATGTATTCGATGCCGCTCAGCACAAATCCTGTCACAGCCATCCCGGCGAGGGTGGCATCGAGCAGCGGGGGCAAGGGATCAGGGTCGAGGGGCATACCCACCTCAACGCGGGCAACGTTGGCTGCGCGGCCAAGTTCATGGCAGACCGTAGAGTTGACCATTACGTTGCCCTGAATCGCCGGATAGCGACGCCGCTCCTTGGGATCTAACGCGAAAACGCATAGGTGTGACCAAGACGTGCATGGGGCCTCCTACTCGTCAGCATCAAGATCTAGCAGCGACTCGACGGCGTAGGCCAGCGCCGCGTCGGCTAACTCCAGCAAGTCGCTAAGGTGATCATCATCAATCACATAATCCTGGTGCAACGTATGGGCTTGTCTGAGCAACGCTTTGTGATGCGCACCAGGTCGCGCCAGTAACGCCGCGTTATCTCGCAACATTCGCGTCCATTGCGATATCGCTTCATTTCTAAGGGGTTCAACGCTCATTGTTAACACTCGAAAAGAATACTGTATGGACATACAGCTTGTCGAATATCCCGTTGGCTTTTGAGATGCTCCGACGAAACGACCTGAGAGGAGTAGCCATAGATTGGAGACAAAAAAAGGCGCCGAAAGGCGCCTTACATTTCAGAATTTGCTGGTCAGACCACAGCCAATTCCCGAAGGGCTGCTGTCGCCAGGAACCCGGATCGCGACGAGTAGCGGTGATCTTTATTTACCTTCTCATCGATACGCTGCAGCAGATTCTCTGGCAGGGATGCATTGAAGCGAACCGACTTCCCGAGATAAGGGGTCAGATCAAAATCAACGACCGCCCACACACCGTCCTCATAATCTGGATTGCCCAAATGTGCGTCCACCTCTTTCCCTTGAGGTAGAGCATCGCCATCAGCAACCATCCCTTCCAAGTGCAGCGCCAGTGCTTCGCGTACATTTTCAAGCGCTTCAGAGAAGGTGCTACCGGACGAAAAGCATCCTGGCACGTCGGGCACAGTCACCCCGTAATCCGATTCAGCGTCTTTATGTATTACGACTGGAAATTTCATTGTTGCAAGTCCTCCATGGCGGGCGTGCTATTACGCCTCGCTTGCTTGTAGCCCTAGCTACAACTTTCTGTCTTTCTGTCTTCCCACAAGGCCCTGCTATAGGGCCTTCGGTGGAAGGACCAGCCTCATTTGAGGCCGGCTGTTTTGAGAATGTTATGCAGCGTTCCTTTTGGTACCTCCGCCTTTGGGTGTGGAACCGTCACCCGCCCCGGCTTGGTTGGATGCTTGAACTGGTGATGGCTTCCCTTGACCGCCACCTCTTCCCATCCATCCGCCACCAACAGCTCGATTACCTCTCTACTTCGCATCCCATCCCTCCCTATGTTCCTATGGTGTGTATGGTACACACAGGTGCCACCGGCGTCAACTTTCCAGTACACACGATACACACCAACGCATTAAGCCGACCAAACTCCTCACGACAGAAAAAAACGGCTGAAAAAGCACTTATCCCCCTCCCGCCGGCGGGCTGTGTGTCCCTTTTTTGTGCAAACCAGCGGGGTGGTGCAAACCCAGCCCCGCCCATGGCCGCTGCGGGGTCTGTGGGATGTGTGGCGATTTCAGTAAGTGAAAAGAATTGCAAAGAATTGCTATGAGCGTGCACAAAGTGCAGTCGCTGGCAGCAGAGGGTAGTGATCCTGAAAGGCCCGGTTTATAAGGACAATGCGTCCAAAAAGCGAAAGGAATTCAAATTTTTATTTTCAGCGCAGATCGGAAAAAGGGAAACTGGGCAATCTGCGCTATATGGCAACAGGAGCTCTATAAGCCCCGTCTTGCTTAGGTTGGGCCAGTATCAGCTGACTGTAGGATCTTTCACCCTCGCGCCCTCGATGAGCTCACTGACTTCGGCGGCATGTAACAGCCGACGATGCGCTGCTTTGACGTGCGAGTGCAGAAGGTCAGTAAGCAGCTTCGCCAGCTTTTGCGCTGTTTCCTCACTCAGCTTTTTGACTGTGCCGGTACGGGCAGACGGTAAAGCGAACTCGCCTGCAGAGGCTCCGAATGAGTCAAGGAGACCGCTTATATACCCGTTCAAAAACTCTTTTCTGTCAGTCAATACTCTGCTTTCGGGCGCCTCCTGGTAGTCCCAATCTACGCGCCAATATCGACCTTCCTTCGATACTTCGATTATCGGGAGTGCTGGGTTTTTGGTCAGTGGGCGCATGGGTACTCCTAGCAATTTGAGGAACTGCAGTCAGTCTAAACCGGGCATGGGAATACGTCATGTGGATGAGATCCAATCTCAGGCACAGGGTAGGCTTTTCAAAAAGAGTAATAAAGGTAATACGGCGAGGAAAGTGCTCTGAAAGCCCCGGTTTTGCTGGGGTTTCGATATCACACGGAAAAGTAATATGAAGTGATATGGAAAGTGATATTTCCGCCAAGCCCCTGGTTTCATTGGGTTTGGTGGCTCTGAAATATCACCTTATAAAAGAGTAATACGATTACTTCTGTATCACTAAAATATTACCTTTTCCTAAAATCGCTCAAAGCCATGCAGGACGTGGCTTGCAGCGTTTTTTTGACAGGCATATCACCTTTATTACTCTTTTTTCTGGAGGTGACAAATTTTAGGTGCGCCTGAGAAAGGCAGGTCGTCCCTCTTCACTTGCAGACGTAAAGAGGGGCGATCCATCTGCCTAAAACAGGCGAGGTCTTGGAAAGTTGGGGTTGCCTTGGTAGGCGGGAGCCGGTGGAGCGATTGCTCCAAGAGCACCAATCTTAACGAGTAACGGATTCACCGCTCTGTTCTGAAAAATGGTGTGATCTTTTCCCCAGTGGATACTGATGATCCGGGATGGAAAGGAGCCGTCTTTTGATGGGGCGTTGGTGGTGATGGTTGTTGATCCGGAGGCGGTGTAGACAAAGATCCAGTCTCCCTCATTCACGAGGCCGTACCCAAACCACAGCATATGGTCTCGTACGGGAGCAACCGGCGACTCTGCTCCCGCCATAGTCAGGAACATGCAGTATTCGGATAAATCGCACGGATGTTGGACGTAGATCGCGACCCTTTCGTGGTTGGGCCTCCCGTGATCCAAAACCTCCACCATCTTCAAATTTTCAATCACTTCAATGGACATCAGTTCTTACCTTTGCCGGGTATGAAATTCGTCAATACCAATCCCAGACCAATGGCACCAATTAGGTAGGATGAGTTTGAGTTGGCTTTAAAGAGATCTACCGCCAGGGACAGCGCAATAGGACTGAAGAATGTGCAAACCTTTTGCACAATGTTTGTGCGGAAGCTCGCGTTGAACTTTTCTTCTAGTCTGGCGTACTCCAGCTCTTTCGCATGCAATTTACTCGTGGCCTCATCGAGCTCCCGCTGCTTTTGAGCTGCCAAAAGACGCGCCTGGTCTTTGTCATATGCGGAGTCGCGGATAAATGCGCTGATGATGGGAGCATTTTGCCTACCGCCGTACTTATCAGGGCTTCCAGCTACTAAACCGATGAAGGTCTGCTGCAAAAGTTGCCCTTCTAGAGGTGCTGGTGTGGCAGCTACTTCGGAGGCATCGCCTGCCTGCTGCATTCCCGATACGCCGCTATCGGAATCATCGGGCGTTGGTACTTCAGCCATTACTTCCAT